ACATCACTATACTCAAAGATCATAAAGTTATGCAACAAACCGCCGGTGTCTTTAATAATTTCTGTCATGGCATCTTCCTAAGCGTCATGCGAATCGGCTTTATGACGATTCAGCATATAAATTTTTTCAATCAATGTATCCAAGTCATTTACTAACTTCCGTACATGATTGAGTTCTGTCTTGGCTCTCTTTGCATTCAGATCCACACCACCTGTAACCACATCCATCTTCAGAGAATCTAAAATAAACATCCGAGCGTAAGCAAGACTAGTGTTAAGGTTTTTGGAAAGACCTTCAAAGAGCCGAATAACATAATTAATTCTCTCTTCACCTGCACCCTGCTCTAATAGAATATCAAAGATAGTATCACGAATCATATCGTGAGAGCGTTCCTCTAAATTAGTTTGCTCACTCTTTACGAAAGGCTTTGCCTTTTTATTCTTTGTCTTTTTCACTAGTAGCTTCCTCTTCTGTTTCTTTCTTATGTTTAATTCTTCGGGTGTAGGATTACCAGGGGCGCTCAAACGCCCTTGGTAACCTGCAACACCACCTGTTGTAGAAACTTCTTTTTTAACTTTCTTCATTTATTAATGACCTGCGCCCATCGGACTACCACTACCCATTTGTTGGCCATCATAAACCCCAATGCCGCTATTACCTTCTGATGTGGATAAATCTACATTATTAGTAGCATCATCCCAACCCATACCTGATGAAGTAGATACTTCAATAACACTATCTACTGTAGAGGTTGGTTCTACTCCTGGATCGCTAGATGTCTGGTTGCCATCGTCATTAGTTTCACCATTAGCAAGGGCAGCTTGATCTTCATTATGATTAACAGCATTGAATGGATCTGTTTGGTCTTCACTACCATCACCACCACCAGGAGTAAGAGGAATTAAATTCATCAAACCAGAAGTACCACCAGGTATGAGGGGAACATATTCAGCACCCGAACCCGTAGTAAGAATTTCATCTGGATACGTTGCGCTTGCATGATAATATTTTCTTTGTGCGCCCGAACCACCTTCATTACCACCAGGATTTGCTGTATTATGATAACTGCGAGTTGATCTAGGAGTTCTCGTAGTAAAATAATCTATCGCTTCATATTTAGGCTGTTTTGGTCTTCCACTCATAACTTTAGCTAGACCTGTAAGTAATGATGTGTCACCATTGGTCATTTTAGCAATTACACCCTCGGTATCACCTGGCCCATATTTTGTATTTTGGCCCTTAACTACTGCAGTTCCATCTACACCTAATGGCGATATGCCAGTAGGTTGACCAAAAGTATCTCTAGCGTGTATATCAGGAGCATAGCTACGGCTTGGACTATTATATAGAAAAGCACCAGCTTCCGAACTGCCAGCAGCTCCTTTTTTTGACATTGAAGGACCAAAAGAAAGTCGGCTCGCTCCTATATGCACCCCCCTATAGTGCGGATTACCGTTTCCACCCAACAAATTTTGATCTTCTAATACACTCATTTAATTATCTCCACTATATTTTTTAACGAATCGCTTGAGAGCTAGACCACGATGCAAAAGCATCTCTATATGCAGCACTTGACCTAAATCGTTCTCGTAATCCTCTAGTATCAACTTGAACTGTAGCATCTCCACCTTCAGATTCGGAGAGGCTTTCTTGCGCGCCCTTTTCATTTTGAATGCCTGTTCCCTCAAATTTTACAACAGATTCACCATCTTGGGCACCATTACCCGTCTGATCTTCTGGGGGTTGATTACCCTCATCAGGACCATTAGTAGATTGATCTATAAATGCTTCTTTAATCAAAGTCACAACACTAGGTGGATGGCCTAGAGGACTGGCTCCGACAGGATCGCCCGTGCCATTTCCTGATTCAGATGGCCCATTGCCATATTGAGATACAGGACTATATCCATCAGTATCTCCGCCCGAAGCTACAGGATTACCATTGCCATCAGTATCAACTATCAATCCACTTCTATTAGCAACAGTAGAGGCATGAATCTTCATAAAAGTCATCAACTTATTGGCATCTTCACCAGAAGATACTCCGCCTTGGCCTACCGCGATTGCCATCGTTGTTAATAAACTTATTTCTTGATTGGACATAGTGTTAAAGCCACTGGGGCCATATTGATTAAGAAAACTACTAATTCTGTCCCTAGTCAATCCGCGGGATTCATTGGGATTTTGATGGAATACTTCTGCAGCAACTTCGTCTGGAGCGTTCGGTTGTGTCAATTGAGCATTTTGCGCGGCGGCAGCTGCCGCATAACTCCCGATTGGTGGAAAAGAATATACCGCTGCAGCACCTTGATTTGCTGCGTTTCCATTAACGACATCTTGATCGCCAATAATACTTCCATCTCGCCTTACCTCTGCTGCAGATGCAACTTTACTTTTGGTTGTTGCCATTCCTATTCTCCTTAACCAATCACTTTAATATTCAATATACTATCATTTACTTGTTCTATACCATCTTCATCTAAAGTTAAACTGCTATTCGACCATGCAACTTCGCGGTTGTCGGGATACTTATTATTTAAATGAAAAGGATTATCGGCTTCTTCATTTATATCCATATCCGGTAAAGTAGTTGACTTTTCTATAAGCTGTAAAGCCACTCCTTGTTGTTGCTCCAATATACTCATAACTAAAACAATCTCAAATTATCTTTCATTTCTAAACTTAACAATACATCTTTAAGGTTAGTAGTAGATAAAGTATTTTCTTTAGAGATTCCTCTTAACTTTTCTTCTACCAACTCAATCTTTTCTTTAATCTGCTGATTGTCTACTTTGTCTTTCTTTATAGCAACTTCATCCAGAATATTATCAATTCTTTTCTTCATCCAATTAGAAAAGTTTCTTTCATCCTTAGTGGTGTAGTACTTCACCAAACAATCTTTCTGCTCAGTAGTGAGTAGCTTACCATACTTTTTATCAAAATTCTTTAAAGCAATACCTAACGCCAATTGTTCTGTTTGTACTTGTTCGGTGGGTTTGTCAGTATGGTGAGCATTTGCTTCTTTAATTCTCTTAGCTTCCCTATTCTCTACTAAATGCTCAAAAATATTCTCTTCACAAGTAGACCTGTCTCGGCTTGTAAGATATTGGCCACCCATATTAATATTGCCTTCATTAATAAGAATATTGAAACTGGCAAAAAGTTTATAATTAGGAACACTTACTTTCATAATCTGTTTACGATCACAAACCTTACTTATTTCTTCTAATAACTTACTATTTTCATTATAAAGCTTTTGAGAATTAACAGTTTGTTCATATTCCTTAATTAAGTTGCCATAAAAACGAGTAGCATAATAAGGGTTTCGTGCCTCACTATACAACAATTGTGAATAAATCCTATAAGCCTTAGAAATTTCTGTTTCAGCCATAAAGTTTTTCTTTATAACAGAAAAGATTCCGGCTGCGGTTTTATTGTGGCCTTTAGAAATCTCATTTAATACTGCATGGTTTAAGATTTCAAAAAGAATGCCAACATTACGCTGTTTACTATGTTTCATACTTAACCCCAATATTTTATAGTATCGCCTAAAATAAATATATTACTACTTAACTTAAATTAATCCTCTTTAGCCTTCATTAACGATAAAGTTGATTCTTCTAACTTATTTTCCGCTTGATCCTTTATAAGATTACCCATCATATCATTCATTACATGGTCATATTTCATAATATCAGAGATGGTTCGATCAAACATATCTTTTTTACTTCTACGATTTTTTGCTTTCTTACGAATAAAATCAAGCGTCTTTTTCATCTCTTCGTTTTCTGGATCATTAAGTTTATCTTCTAATTGCTCCGACTCACCATCTTCATTAAAAGCATAATTCTTAGGATAGCCAGGCAACTCTCTTGTACCAATAGGATCATAAGGCATGGCATCTTGAGTGTATTGTCTTGTGGTATTTTCTTCTGCTGAATCATCACCACCTGTTTCATCTTCTTCACCAGCACCTTCTTCACCTCCACCCATCGGCGGTGCGCCACCACCGGCCATTGGATCAGGTTGTTCACCCATCTTTAACTGCTCAATAATATAAGCTTCGTGCGCTTCCTTCTCAATCTGTAAATTAATATCTACAATTTCAGAAGCCGAGAGTTTTAACACTTCTTTTTGGATATAATCTAATGACAACAATGGAGAGTCTGCCATGTTGCTCGCTGTATCAAAACGACTACCCATCAATTCAAGGTGCATCATTTCCGTAACCGTAGAAGGATTAGTTAATCTTAAATCAAAGTTGTAAATGGAAGATTCATCATACCCACGCAAATAAAGGTGGACAAGTGATATCTTCGCCAATTCACTGACAACAATCTTTTGAATGCGTTGAATAGTTCTCGCAAATTTAATATCCTCCTGTGCTAGTGTTGACTTACCCGACAAGTCTTCTTCAGCAGTAAGATACGACTTAGGTACACCCAACGAAATAAACAATTTGTTTTGTAAGTATTCTATATCTTCAATTGCTGCTGCATTTTCACCACCGGGCAATGTTTCAATTCTACTACCTCTGTCGCCACGAACCGGAATGAAGAAGTCTTCAAGAATAGATTCGGGATTGTATCTCATGTCAAGATTACCATTAGATTCTTGTGTAACCGCAATTCTCTTTAGCTTGTCTCTTGCATTCTGCATGTAAGAGTCTACATCTCTGGGAGGAATGTTTCCAACATCAACATAAAACACTCTGCGCTCAGGCGCTCTACTAATACGATAAATCAACATCGCATCTTCTGCCATTAACAATTGTTTCCAAACCTTACGAGAAGAATCTAACACCGACCTACCATAAGGTAAAAATCTATCGTCACCTAAAATACGCAAGTGAGAAACTTGATAGTTTTCAAACACTGTGTTACCTTGAGCGGTCCACTTAAACCTTAAACTGTTAGGATCATTGTTGTATCCTTCTTCCCTTTCAATCTCACCCACCGGCATTGCAATTGCACCTAACACACCCTCCTTATCAACAATATCTAGTAGATTAAACATATCGCCATACTTGCACATATTTCTAATCCATGTCCAAAGGTGAAAATCTAAATCTAATCTTTGATACAGCAACTCTTCTAACTCATGTATGATTTTATCATCATCTGAAACAATTTGTATTATCTTCCCATCTTCAGCATACGTCATAGAGTCATCAGCATAAATGTCTAAGGCTCTTGTAATCTCTGGGTAGTGATCCATCTCTTCATAATCTTTTACCCTCTCTAGTCTCTCTACTCCACCAACCAAAGATTGCTGATATAAAGCAGATGATGCTCTTTGGAAAGTATCAAAGGCTTGTTTTTGCGCTCTGATTCCGGGGCGCTCCGTAGGCACCTTATAAGAAGCCGAGCCACCTTTTAGTATTTTCTTTAGTATATCAAATCTATCTGCCATCTTACCTTCCTTTATTTAACCGTGGTTGCATAAAACATAACTATTGCTATAATTACCGGAATCAATCCACCAATTCCGCCCCATACACCAGCCTTAACTTTTAATGTAGCTATATCAACTTGTATTTGTGTAAGCTTATTTTCAATACCATTAAACTTATCATCATGGTCATCAAGCTTATCTATCACCATTTTTTCGTACTTACTCCACCCATTATTTTCAGCCATTAACTCATCATCCATCGTAAATCTTCTCGCTGGCCATTGCCAGTGTCAAAGGTAAAGTGTTCTTCCATTTTTTCCTTATCATTTTTATAGATACCAAACTGATAAGGTGTAGATTGAAAGTTAAGGCCATTTAATAGTTGCTTCGTCATATCTTCATCATGGTTATTAAATTTAAGAGTAGTTGACCTTACATACATTCCAATAGATAAAGACATTACAAGATCATCGTTGTAACTTGACATTGCCTCGGGTTTGCCATTATTAAATATAAAGGTTTCCAACTCATTCTGCGTTCTTTTTGAATGTAAAATAAAATCATGGGTTCTTAAATCTTCTTCCATACGAGCCACACAAGCTGGTCTACTTTTCATACTCATCGTAAAACCAGGTACTGCATTCTTTGGTACATTGTAAGGATCGTAATGTAATTGATTAGAATTACCTTCATGTATTCTAGTTAAATCTTTTATAGTCCAATACATATTTTTATATTCCATCTCTATGATTTTCATAACCACATGATGGCCCATAGAAGCATTTTCAACCACTATGTATGCATTATTATATTGAACGGCTGTATTATGAACAAGATGAGCGTAAACATCAGTATTAAGTTTACCCTTATACTCTGCAACCTGCTCATAGTTTTCCACATCAATAACATGAAATGCAGAAAAATCATCACCATCACCTCTTGCAACATCAGCAGAGAGTATGTATTGTTTATCATAGTCGGGATATTTCCATATCCAAAGATTTTTATCTACCCAAGTTTTTTCTTCTGGCTCTCTCATAAATGGTCGAAAACCATTATCTGCTTCTTCTTCATCATTAGGATGTTCTTCGTACCAACTTAAGGCTTTTAAACTAACTACATTATTACCCGATTGAAGAAAGTCACAATCATGTTCTTGTGCAAAAGCTTGATCACCTATTTTCTTTCTTTCATTTCTACCCCACTCTTCATCTCTATCGGGATGAAAATGCCATGGCAAATTGATAGGAGTAAAGGAAATATTTTTATCACCTACTCTTTCACTAACGCCAGCTTGAGCCTCTATATAACTTTTATGAAACCAATTACCAATACCATTTGGTGAAGACAACACCACACAATCACCACCTGTTGCTAATGTAGGTTGAGCAGCAGTCCAAATACCATCCATCGCCTTAATAAAAGCTGCCTCATCAATAATCAACAAACTTAATGCTTCTGAACGAGCAGCATCTTGAGCGTTAGAACCAGTTGCGCCTGCTTTTATTTTGGAACCGTTTGCTAACTCCATACTTTGACGATTGTCGATAGTTACTTCAGATTTTAACCAGAGAGGTATTTCATCTAAAAAAACCCTTACCTTATCCACTAAGTTAGTAGCTGTGTCTCTTTTAGTAGCAAGAATAAAAATTTCCTTATTCTTAAAAAAATTAGCCATCCAACCTGCATAAGCAGCACATAGAGTGGAAATACCTAATTGTCTTGCCTTTAAAATAATATTGTATGAGTTATCAAGAAAACTTTGTAAAGTCTCTTCTTGGAAGTCCCAAAGCTCAAATGTCAAAAGACCCTTAGTGGGGTGGCGTATTTTACCATACTTCTTGATGAAGTAAATCGGATCTTTTCTACATCTTACGTATTCTTCTGCTTGTTCTTTATCCATTCTTACTTCTCATGGTTGATGCCTAAATAAGCCCGGTAAAATACCCATCGTATAATCTTGTTTCTGCCACCATCCGTTTGCCTCTACCTGTTCTTCAAAATCAGGGCTTCTTGCATTAGGTGGGGCAATCATTTCTTTAAACCCTATTTTAGCTGCTAAATCTAAAAACCATTCTTTGCTGCACAGAAAAGGGTTATTACTCCAATTTGCATATTGACATGACATACGCCATAAAACAGTTTCACCTTCTTCATCTATCTTTTCACAAATATCAGAATTATTATAACCAAATTTATCTTCTACTGCAAAACCTATC